TTATTCAATACCGATTGCAGCATGAATAGAAAAACTTGGTGATGTTCCTGATATAGTATAATTCAAACGCCAGTAATCATCTGTTACAGCGCCGGCAACACTTTGAAAATCTGCCCCTATAGCTGTAATCCCCGAAAAAGTAATTCGATCGGTTGGACTTGTAAAGCTTGCATTATCATCTGATTGTAATTTAAAAGTAATAGTTGGAGTTGATGTACCTGAAACTGCGTAGCAATGAATTGCTGCATACGCTTTTTCATCGGCGGCAACAGCTCCAAGTTGGGTGCCTGTTGAATTACCTGAAGCTGTTAATGCGCCATCTAATTGTATAGTTCCTCTAACAACTTTATCGGACGATTGGCTTTTGCTTATAGTAAACGGAGCTAAGCCTCCAACCTCACCTAATATTGAATAATCAAATAATCTTGATTTCATAAAATATGCAATATTTCCTACTCCAGCATCTGGAACAGTAGTAACAATTAATTCATTTCCTATTGAAGCACCTAGCAAAGCATCTGGCTTATTGGATCCTGCTTCATAAAAACCATCTATTTGTAATGAACTATCTTTTAACCCGCCTAGCTTTTCTCTAAATCCACCTGAGTTAATTGTTGTTGAATCTAATTCTTCAGCGTTTATTTCAAGATTAACAGATGTTACGTGGCTGCTCAGGTCATATCCGCCTGAAAATACTTTACCATCATTAAATACAAACTTTGCCATTATTTCTCCCACGCCTCATTTACATCTGGCGTTGATTTATCATCTTTTATAAAAGTGCCATCTTTTTTACGAGCACGCTTTCTTTTAATTGTAGTAGGGATTATATGGCCACCCTTAATTAATGATTTTGCAATATTTTCATCGTCAATAGTTATCGTATCACCTTTAGCTTTACCCATAACTTTTTTATTACCAATTATTTTATATTTAGCCATTAGCTTGATCCTTTTGTATAAACTTGTATTTCTAAATTAGCGCCGATTCCATCAATTCCATTCAAGTTAAAGTCAGCACTATAATTTGTCATATTAACTACTCTAGCATCTGTATTAGCTAATCCTAAAGTGCGATTATTATATATTATTTGCCTAATACTCGAACTACCACTTCCAGTAACAAACGCGTCTAATTTATCCTGAGCAGTTCTTGCATCAGATCGCTGTACAGCTATTAAAACATCAAAGGTATAAAGATCTGTGCCACGTTGCATTGCTAAATCAAATTCAATATTTGTAGGTATAAACATTGCAACTGGAAAATTTATTGCATTGTCTGGGATTACATCATAACAACGTAAACCACTTATTCCGCTTATTGTTGTTTTAAGACCATCTCTAATTTCAGACATTGTTGCCATTTAAGCAACCCCTAAAACTGTGCCTTTACGAAATGGAGCAATCATTCTAGTAATCTCTCTGTTTTGTTGTATATTAACAACTCCAAAATCGCCTACGCCTGCAACGCCCAGCGGCGCGTTTCGCATTGCAAATAATTCACTTGCTAACATTAATGAAGCTTGCCTAATTTGCTCAGGCACTGACGCGTAACCCCATTTAGCTGTAATTTCAGCCCTGGGCCTATTACTTGAATAATCTAAAGGCCATTCATTTGATCCGTCGCTAATTAATTCTATTATATAATATGGATTGCCTGTAATACCTCCAACAATTCCATTTATAGGCAAAACTTGATATTCACTTGATGAAACAGTTACTTCATACGTTCCATCATCATCATCATCATATTTAACTACAAGTCCTGTAGTTGTAGATATATCATCAACTTTAAGTCGATATAAATCATCTGTAAAAAATTTTCTTGCCGATGCTGATCCGTCAGCATAAAAATATCTACCACAAAAAGCGTCTATTTGTCGAGAAGCTGCATTTATAGCATCATCTAAAAGATTATCGTCCCCGCTATCATCTGACGGGATTCCAACAAAAGCTTTTAATTCATTTTGTGTACAGTAGCCATTAGTAATTGCCATAGGTTATTTCCTTTTTTTGCGGCCCTTACCTTTGCCACCTTTCATTTTTTTTCCGTAACCAACACCTTTAGGCATAATTACTTTTTCTTTTCTACTTTTTTTTCAGCTTTAGGTTTTGCAGTTTTTGTTTCAACTTTTCCACCTGCTGCTTTAATAGCTTTTTTAACCTGTTCAGCACGATCAGCCTTTCCATAGATTTCGTAATGTTTAAGTTCTTTTTTTAAAGCTTCTATTAATTTTTTATTTACCATAATTTTTCCTTTAAGGTTTAAGGCGAATCAGTTGCCTGACCCGCCTAAACCAACTTACTTTTTAGAAAGTAGGTGCAATAAGTCCTGTTCCTGATATTGCGCTAATTCCAGCAGGGTATCTGCCAGAAGCAAATGCACTATAACCATAAACAACCATTTTAGTTGTTAATGATCCAGCATTAGTTTCTTCAAATTTGAGTTGGAATAATCCATCTTCAAAAAGAATCATATCATCTGCTTTAACTATATAAATAGCGTCTTCAGTTCCAGCGCCCAAGTCAGTTCTGATGTTAGCATCTGTGATTACTGGTAATCCCATAACGCTTCCAACTACTTGACCATAAGCAGCAGCTTCACCAACACCGATAGCATTATCTGTATTGTTGCCAGCCGGTAACACTAATGGACGATTAGTTGTGTCCACTCCAGCGGTGAGGAATCCCCACCTTCTAGGGTGCATAATAATAGCTGTTGCTGGTGCAAATCTATTTGAATTGATTTCTTGAACTGCATCTGCAAGCTTAGGATAAAGTTCAGCAACAGTTGGACTTGCGTCTGTATATGTTGTTGTATTTATTCCTGCAACTTGAGAAATTCCCTTTGGCTGTCCGGAACTTCCAGAGCCATTGATCATCAAGTTATCTAATTTTGTATAGTATGCTGAAACTAAATCTTGAAAAATAATGTTTTCAAGACTGAAACCAGGTTGTCCACCTCTTTCAAGAGCTTGTCTTGAAACGTCTTGCTGACCGGCTACAGTATCAACATTAACTGTTAATAATGTATCGTCCATGTTAGTTTCTGAAACGGCTGCGTTTTCGCTTGCTTGTTCAGCAGCGGTTGACCCAGTTGTCATTCTTGAAACTTCCACTTTCATTCCGAATTCAGGAAGAGGTTTTTTAGGAACAGCATTATATAATGGTGATCCAGCTCTTGCAATAGGTGCAAACTCATCTACTAAATATTGAGGCACGACCAATCCTGTGAATGCTCCTGTACCAATATCTCGAGACTCATGCTCTTGATGTCTTCCAATTCTTTCTTGTGCTTTATAGTCACCTTGTTTTGATCTCCAAGCGTCTGCAATGAAAGAGTGATCTCCACCTTTTCTATACATATTTGGCTCGTTGATTTCAACAATAGCTTCTTTATCGCCTAAGTCTTCATCTTCAACATTAAGCTCTTGTCTACTTTCTTTAACTGCTTTAAGAGTTTCTGCGGCTTCTCTAGCTTCCTCGATTTTATCGTTAAGCTCTTTTACTTCTGTATGCAACTCATTTGATCTCGCAAATTTGGTATCAAATTCTTTACCTGCATCCATTTCATCAAGCTCAGCTACAAGGCCATCTAATTCAGCTACTTTTGAATCTCTAGCTTCAATTAATTTTTTCAATGTAGTTATCCTTCTTTATGTTTCTATTCTTATACTTCTGCGCAGAGTGAGCTTGATAGATGTATAATATACGGTCTTTAAACTCGGCTACACGTCTTTAACGAATGCCATCTCTTTCAAGTTTCATTTTTAATAATTCAACTTTTGGATTGCTTCGCTTTTTATTAACTTCATTGCTATCTGCAACTTTATCAATAAAACCTTCTAAAATTTCTTTTGCTTGTTCACCAGTTCTTGCTTCGACTAATTCTTTGTGTAAGTTATCTATATCAACACCTCTTAACTTAGCGCCAGCCCACGGGTTTGCAGGGTAAGTTACAACGCTAACGTCAAATAGTCTTGCTTCATTTACTTCTCTATTTTCTCCAGAGTTGTCAAAATTATCTTTTATTGCTGCAAAAGCAAAAGACATTTCATTTAAATCTCCGCGCTTCATTGCGCTTGCTACTTCGGCTACAGTTGGATTATTTGGATCTAGTTCTGCTCTAACAAATAAACCGTAATCATCTTCTTCTAATTTTAAAGTTCCGGATGATGTTCTAGCTAATGGAATACCATCATGATTAACTAAAAATCTTACATCATCTTGCTCTTTTAATGTTTTTTTGAAGGCACCTTGTTTAATTGTTTCGTTGTATTGGCCTTTGCTATCTCTTACACCATAAGGCTTATCGAATACTGAAGCATAGCCTGTAAATAATAACGTATTTTTATCGTCGTTATTTCTTTCTTCAACTGCTGCAAATGTAAAACTTCTATTTTCAGTTTGTTTTTCCATGTTATTTATATTAGTAATACTCTTTAGCTTTTCAATTGTTTGTGACATTGCTACAGCCCGATCGAATACATCGATATGCTGACCGCTCATTTTTTCTTCTTTTTTTGCAGTATATCTCGGATGTTCTTTTGGTAACAAATCATTATCTGACCTATAATTTGGATTTTTAGGTTTATCATTTTTTAACAAATAACTAAAAGCTTTTAATCTAGCTAAACCCCAAGCTTGTCTGCTAACTCCAGGCCTATGCGAAGAACTAAAAGCACCAAAACCTCTCCTAACAACTGCTTTTGCCGATGATGTTTTTAATTTTCTCCATGATGCCATTCCAGCCACTTCTTCGTTATGTTCTTTAACTCTGTTTTTAATAGCTGTTTCTGTACCTTCACTAAATTTAATTGATCCTTTTTTACCACTAGCAGACCCTTTTTTATTTTTGCCGCTTCCTTTTATTTGATCTTTTTTAGGCGCTGGTGTTGATGGATCATTTCTAGGCTCAAGTTCGCCTTCTTTAACTAATTGAGCTATTTTTCTATCAGCCCAATCTGCAGCCTGCATAGGATTAGTCCAGGGATTGGATCCCCAAAGTAAAAATGCTACGTCTGAATATCTCCAGGTGTCAGGATCGTTGGGACTAGTTTTTTCTCGATCAAGGTCAACTATATGTCGTTTATGCCAAGCGGCTATACGAACTATTTTTGAAATTGATATAGGCTCACCTGCAGCCATAGATCTTGCTTCTCTTTTTGTTTTTTCTGTTAATCCAGGCCCAGCCTTTCTAATATTGTCCAAACCTCGCTGCGCATTTTTTTTCATAAACTCAGGGGGTTTTCTATCAACCTCTCTTAGTTCAATTTGATTTTCTTTAGACTTCATTTCGGCTTCTGCTATATTTAAAGCAGTTATTTGGTCCATTGCTGATTTATGAGTTTTATGACATCCCATTAATTCATTGTCGGAATCTTTAACAACAGCATGGCCTCCAACTTGATCTTTACCAGATTCGCCACTTTCTTTTGGGCAGTCGGGATGATTATGAATAATTGAATATGGCATTAGTCAGGCCTTACTACTATTACATTTCCACTTGCGCTTGAACCAATACAATACAATTCATTGTCTTGTGGAATACGCATTGTAGTTGAAGCATTATTTGATAATTCAAAACCTGAGTTAATTGTAACATCAGAACCACCTAAATATATAGATGACCCGTGTTCGTTGTGAATATATACTTCTTGATGAAAATTAACACTATTTATAATTTTTGTTACTGTTACGTCGTTTACTGCGATACTTTCACTAATCATTTAATAACTCATTTGTTGGGTCATGCTCATCTACTCCTTGAGCGGGCAATGTAGGGTCAATTAAAGCACCTTGTAAACCTATATAAAATTTATCGCCACCTTCATAAGGCTCTAACTCCATTTTAGCTCTTGCTTCGTTTGGAGTCATAACACCTGAACTTATTGCAACTTGAAATGATCTTACGCGGCTCAATTGATCTCCTCTTGCATATTCATCTGTGTCAAGTCTTACAAATTGTTTTCCTGGCAGCAATGACGAAAGACCGTCCTCTATTCTTCGAATCCACGGCAAAAGTGTATGGCGAATAAAAGCTAAGCCATTACTTTCAATATTTGAATATACATTTGATCCGTCTTTAGATAATAATAAATGTGCTGGTATTCTAAACACTCTAGCTATTTCGTGTACTATTTGATTTCTTGCTTCTATAAGCTCACTTCCTGCTGAAGCGCTTATGGCTTTCCATTTAAGTCCACCTGTTAGTACGGCAGGTTTTCTATTTCTATTATGATTTGTTAACCAAGTTTCTTTTAATGTTTTAGCTTGCTCGGCTGTTAAATCTCTATCTGTTTCTAATACTGAACTAGGAGTTCCTCCTTGACCATAAAACTGGCTTATATGTCTTTCCATAGCTAACGCAAGCCCATAAGTATTTGCATTAGTTCTTAAAGGACTTACCCCTATAAGATCACCCGGATAACTATACCAAATAAAATGAATCATATTATTTTTTGTTATTTTTCTATCATATTGTTTACTGCTAGCCGTTTGCAAATAATAAACTTTTTCTCCACTTAACATTTCTACCTTAACTTTTTCGGGGTGTACTGGTGTTAATTGAATAGGTCTTCCTTGTCTGTCTTTATCAACTAATATAAACGCATTTCCGTGCATTGCCATTGATGTTATTGTTTGATGAATTAATGAAAACATAGAAAGATCAAGGCCTATATTTGGTTTTTCTAAAAACTTTGGTTTTTCTGTAAATATTGTTTTTTGACCCTCATATCTTAAAGTTTTAACAGGTAATAACGATATACTATCAGCTATTAAAGATATAGCACTGAATACTGTTGAAATGCCCAAAGCTGACATTTCATTAACTTTTTCTCCAGTATTATTTGTTAGGCCACCTTCTCTTAAAGCTAAAAGATCAACTAAATTGCCTAAGGCTGCATCTCTATTTTCTTTTTTATTAAATAAACTCATCTACTAACTAAATAACTTCCTACAATTAAAAATGCTCCAGCTACAATAAAAGCCAGACTTGTATTAAATGTATATACACCATAAATTATAAGGCTAGCTCCTAGCACTTCCACTATAGTTGTTATTACACTAATCATAAATTTATAATAGCTACTTCTGGATTATTGTCTTTAGGCTCAGGGGCGGTAATTCTATCTAACATCATAACCATAGCTATAGTACTATCAATTTTTCTTTTCGACCTACCTTTACTCAAACGCCAACCCATGTCGGTTACTTTTTGCGCAGCGCTTAAAACTTGATCCGTAAACTCAGGATCACCTTCATGAATTACTTTATTATTAGCTATCATTTCATAAGCATTGCCACAAGCTGGAATCATTCTTGAATGCGTTTGAGGAAAATTAACCATATTAATTCCTCTGTCTAATAGTACTTGAGCTGTACGTTCCATAAACGCTGGATCGTAGGCAACTTCTATTAATTTATATTTAGTAGCTAATTTAACAATAAATGCTTCTATTTCCTGTACATCTAAATAATTTTCACCTTGAGGATGCCATATTTGTGATTTAACTCTTACAACTCCATTTTCATCTTTTTGGCCATAAGTAACAGCGCAAGTATCATGACGTAAAGCCATATCAATTCCTACAAATGTTTCTGCACCCTGAAGAAGATCCATATCTTTATTTTCGCAACTATCCCATTGTTCTGCACTAATCCAACTTTGTTCCTCAATTCTTGTCCATTGATTTAAATGGTATCTTTGAAATTCATTAACCGGGAGTGATTTAAAACGTCTTCGTAAATTTTCAATAGGCCACCAATCATTTTCAATTGCTGGATTTACTTTTTTCCATACCTCTTCATCTTTAGGGTTGTCAGTATCTTTAGCACCATACCATTTAAAATAAAATTCTGGATCTTCTGCTTTACCAGCTTCTTTCATCATACCTCTTTGATAAAGTCTGCCCATTAAACTGTCAAGATCATGGCCAGCTGTAGATATATTAACAACTATTCCATCACGTCTTTTAGCAGTATTGTTTGCTAAAACGTAATGGACTCGCTCTAAGTTAATATTGTTAAATTCGTGTACCTCATCAAATATACTGCAACTATTTCTACCTCCATCAGCCGTACCAGCCTTAGCAGCTATTCTATACGCTCGACCACTTCCATTTTTAACTTGTATTTCATTTTGGAATGTTTCAACCATATTATTTAATATAGGACTTTCTTCGCACATAGTTTTCATAGTTCCAAAAACTAAATTAGCTTGTTCATAACTAGCAGCAGCTACAGCAACTAAAGGTGACGTAACTCCTGACCCGAGTAATTCATATAATCCCAATCCGGAAATCAAGGCAGATTTTCCATTTCCTTTTGGCAAACCGATCATAGCCTCTCTATATTTTCTATGGCCGTTATCGTTTAATTCATACATTTCATAAATAATCTTTTTTTGCCAATC